TGATAACATTCAGGCAGACCTCTCACTCCAGCTGCCGTTCACCGTATCGGCTGCACGGAGCCGTGTCGGCAATGGTAGCATCGACATGCGGTATGACCTCAAACGTCATGACGCACTGCGCGGTGAGGAAAGCACCACAGTCGGGAGGCATTTCTTCCCAGCCCAAGGCCGGATCGCATTCCGCACTGCACCAGCACATGTAATGTTCAAGTCCGTCTTGACTCCGGTCAGTGCAGCTTTAGCATCTGATGTAGTCGACAAAAACGTCAGTACCGCCGGATCACTGATCAAGATTCTGTTCCCCGACACCACGCCCCAGGACAACATCAACATGAATGCACGTGCCACGATACGTAACCTGGCCGACCAGCAGTTTGCGCCCCACCGGTTTGTTTGGCGCCTGGCATCTCTTTACCTCTCAGCAGCCTGGGCTGAAGTTAGTGGTGCAGCAATCACCTCAAACCAACGAGACCTGGCACCGCTGTTCTACATCAACTCAGTAGCGGCGTATGATGGGGTTCTGGCCAGTTTCGACCCAGCAACACAACCCATTGCAGTGCGGTATGAAGGGATGGCCGACATCGTTGCTCCACTCATTGCAATACTCCGGCTTGCTGCAAGCAGGGACCCATTGCTTATGACCACCAACAGGTTGGCACTGCCAACTGTAGCAACTGCCTGGCCGGCACTAGGTGCCACAACGGTGTATTATACCGGACCACGGCTCAGCCATGATGCCATGCTGGGTAACATTGACTCAGCGACAGTATGGGAAGCGGCACTGCTATGGTGTGGACAACATGGGACATTCCAGCTGTTCAACACCTACATTGCCACACTCGCGACTCTGTGGTCAGGTCCTGTAGCATCAGAATCACCTATTCTACAATCAGAACGCTTCTCGCTATCCCTCCCGGCATCATACTTGCAGCCGACGATACTCACCCCCATCAGTCAATCATATGTGACATGGCGCAGCGAGAGTACCACACAAGATCCACCTGAAAAACATCAGTTATTTCTCACTGGTGCTGCACGCACCCTGGCAATAGGACTTGCAGTACGGACATATGGGTATAAGGCAGGTATGCCGTACGTTAGCGTGATCGCCAGAGCATCGACTGAGCGTGACTTCATCTTGTCATCGTTTCGCAAGCGTGGCGACTCCGTACCGGCGCTGTTCCACGCACAGGCCACTTTGCGTAGCATAGGATGCACTGGCACACTCGGGGGCATACTACTATCACTGTCACCTGAATTCCCACACCACACAGCCCTCTCGTCATGGTGGCGCAAGCATGCCACGGCTTTCCAGTGGGATGAGATAGCAAACCTGACAAATGCAGTGCCACGGTGCTGCGCTCTGCTTGGCGTCGTCAGACCACTGCATACCATCAAACCGCCAATAGTTGGGGTTTGGTATGGCCCCGATGTTCTCACCAATGCACGTACAGTCGAGGAGGCACTGCAAGGGCTCTGCTACGTCCCACAACTCGAGCTAGCATGGCAGGTCACCGACGCGCGCACTGGAACTGTCAGCACCACGGCAATAACTCGATCAACCAACTACCGCGGTAGCTACTCCGATTGGCAATTTGCCCCACGCTACTCCAAGGACTTTGCAAGAATAGAAATGGTCTTCCGTATAACCACCACAGCCGGCGCACTGGCTGCACACACCGGCCCAATGGGCACTGTACCCTGGAAGTGGTACGTAACACGACCGGTGGTGGATGAGGATCTCACATTCAGCACTGCACCAATGCTGCCCACATTGCTTGAGCCCCAGCACCATGAGCCCACAGCATCCCTGGACCACACTCCACCACCGATGCCACCAGGCGCTATGCCCCCTGAGGAGCCCAACTCCGACGATGAAGGACATGAGCACGAAGCCGCCCCGGGACCCAGTGCACCTGGCGACCGGCGGGTGGTGGAGGTACCGCTCAGCATCACCGCCAAGGCCGACAAAGTCAAGCGGGTATTGCATGATGCCGGACAACCAACAGCATGGATCGACCAACTGATGCTAGGCCTAGCTAGACAGTATGAGACTGAGTGCGCATGGAATGAACGTGACAAGGAGGGCCGCATGCGAGGTGCATGGGACGAGGTGGAACAGTTTGAACCGACAACCATGCTGCGGGCAGTGCCTAACGGCGCGCGCGCAAACACAGCGTTGCTCATGTCACAGCTGTACAAAGCAGCGGCCCCCTGCGCGCACTCATTGACTGCCAGTCGAGGTTGGATAGCTGAAGCAATACGCATGGGCAACCGTGCAAGGGCGCTTAAGACATGTAGTGCACTCACTAGAACTGAGCTCGAAGATTGGACATCACCCAGCAGAGTCAAGGCATCTGCAGGGGTCACAGAAAAGAATATCAGCATGGCGCTAGCGGCAG